CCATCTGCGTCTCTCGCATCGTCTACGGCCCGCCGTCGGGCTTGGAGACGCAGATGGTTGACGTGTTCGTCGACTTGGAGCCGTGGGAGTCGATGACGCTGACTCCCGACGTGCCGAGTGCGCTGGCCTACCCGATGGCCCCGCCGGCTGATCCGCTGTCGCACTTCGGCGGCCCGTTGCAGATCAACGGCCAGTCGATGGCGGTGAAGGCGTTCACGATGGACGGGGCCGCGTGGGCGACGCACTGCACCGCGCGCATCGGCGAGCTGTTCCACGTCGACGTGTGGCTGCGCTGGTATCCCGGCGAGCCGTACGCCGTGGGCGAGTGCATGGTGACGGCGAGCAAGGCGGGTTCTCCGCTGCTGTCCGAGGAGTGCCCTGGCCTCGTGCTGACGTTCGGCGACGGCGCGGTGCATCCGCTGGGCCTGCCGGTGGGCGCTCCCATCGTCGCGGCCGGCACGCGGTTCGGGGACGGGCAAGCGCGCGTGATCCCGTTCGCCGTGCTGTGGACGCGGCTCGTCACCGACCCGCAGCAGTTCGCCAACTTCATGGCCGTGCAGTCGCTTGGCATCAGCGTTCGCGGCTGCAAGCGTTCGTTCCACGACGGCAACCCGCGCTTCGGTGCTGAGTTCTCGGCGAACGTCTGGGCGGCGAAGCACTTCGGCCGCTCGGCGCTGGCGCTGCACTCATGGGATTCCCCGGTGCTCGGCCCGGCTCGCAACACGGGCCAGACGGGCGGCCAAGAAGACCAAGCGTTCGCGGGCGCCGAGTGCCTGCTTGCGGGCGGTGCCGGCGCGGAGACGGTCAACTATCTGGCGGCCTTGCACTTCGCCGGCCATCCGTGCCACCACCTGGAAGCCGACGGCTCCATGGTGGACGCCATCACGCGCCCCAACCTGCGCATGTTCTACAGCCGGCCGCACCGCAGCGGCTCGGACATGCTGGGTAAGCCGCGTGACCAGTCGTTGCCCGAAACGAACGGCTGGAACGGGCCGGACGCGCAGCACCTCTTCTTCTCCCGTCCGGCCATGGCTGCGCGCTTCATGGGCACGCCGGCCACGCACCGGCTCCTGGAACATCAGGCGCGCAACTACCTCATCCAGCTGACGACCACGCCGGGAGCGCCTACGTCCAAGGTGTGGAGCGCCCGCGAGGTCGGGTGGGAGGGCATCGCCACCGTTCACCTTTGGCGCGAACTCCGCGACCGTGGCCTCGCCGAGCGGGTGCGCCACCACTGGCTGGAGCGCGCGAACTGGCTGTCGAGCCAGCTTCCCATCACCGGCCCATGGGACGTGCTGGTGGACGTGGGAAGCATCGGCACCGGCTCGTGGTGGATGCCGTGGCAGCAGTCGTTGGGCGCCTACGGCCTCGACTTGGCCTGTCGCGTTCTCGGCGACGGCGGCACGCACCTGCCCCTCATCGCCGCCAACGCCGCCAAGCTGGTCGTGGATCAGGCCTGGACGAACGACGGCGCTCGCTGGGTGGAGTGGGAGCTACTGGCTCTCGACGGCCGCCGGCAGCGCAGCGATGACTTCCAGGTGGCGTTCATGGCCCTTGCCGTGGCCACCGTGATCCGCAACGAGCCGACGAACGACAAGGCCCGCGAAATCTGGCAGCAGATGCTCCGTGACGATGACGGCACGGGCAAGTGGCTGCTCGTGGACTACTGACAGCCAGCGCCCGCTACCCGCTGGACCGTCCGGCTCGCTTCGGGGTGACCTGGAGCGGGCCGTTTTCATGTCCGGTCCCACCGGATTCCCAAGTCCCGGATTTGGGACTGTGCCACTTGCGCCCCTGCGAATAGTCCGGTAGCGTCGTAGCCGTGAGCGCAGACCTGACGTTCCGGCCCGGCGAAAAGGCCCGACGCGACGCAGAGGCCGAGAAGGCCAAGACCGTCGCCAAGGCCCGCCAGACCCTGTTCATCCGGGACGCGCTCACGAAGCGAGAGGCACGCGACCTCATGCGCTGGGTGCTGCGGCTCGTCGATGGCGAGCGACAGGACTTGGCTCCCACGTCGGGGGTGTTCAACCCGAACGCAATGACCATGGCGAACGACGACGGCAAACTTGCCGCCATTCGGTTGCTGTGGCAGCGCCTTGGGGAGCACGCACGGGAAGCGCGGTGCCTCATGGAGCAAGAGGACCATGACGAGCGCAGCCCTGTCCACACCAACTGACCAAGGCACAGCCACCGCCGTGGCACCAGCGTCGCCGACGCCGGCCCCCGCGACTCCCACCACCCCTGCCGTCGAGCAGAAGGGAGAAGCGCCCAAGCCTGCACCGGAGACGCCGAAGCAGCAGACCGCAGCCGACAAGGTGCTCGATGCCTTGAAGCCTGCCGAGTCGAAGGAAGGCGACAAGCCCGCAGCCACCGAGAAGTACGAGGCGTGGAAGCTCCCCGATGGCGTGAAGCTGTCGGAGAAGGTCGACGCCGAGTTCACCACCCTGGCCCGCAAGGCCGGCCTCTCACAAGCGGACGCCCAGGCGACGCTGGAGAAGCTGGTGGCGGCCAACGAGGAGCAAGTCCAGACCGGGCTCCGCTCCCAGGTGGAGCAGTGGCACGAGGCTCTGAACGCCGACCCCGAACTCGGTGGCCCAAACCTTCTGACCAAGACGATGCCGTCTGTCCAGAAGGCTCTCAATGCCTTCGACAAGTCCGGGAAGGTCGCGGCGCTGTTGCAGAACGGTCTCGGAGTGCATCCCGACTTGGTTCGGATGCTCGACGCGATTGGGAAGGCCGTTGGCGAGCACGCTGACTTGGTTACGGGGCAACGGTTTGCACCGAAGGCAGCGACGGTCGACGACCTGTACGAAAACACGAAGGTGAAGTGACATGGCCGCATTGAGCACGCAGCTGCCGACGATGCTGGATCTGGCGAAGATGCTGGACCCGGACGGCAAGACCCTGGCGCAGATCGTTCCGATCCTGAACCAGGACAACGAGATCCTCCCCCGCCTGCGCTGGCAGGAAAGCAACGGTACGTGGTCGCACCGCACCACCTACCACACCTCGCTCCCGACGCCGACCTGGAGCAAGATCAACGGTTCGATCGCGCCTGCCAAGGGCACGACCGGGCAGAGCACGGACGGCATGGGCGAGATGCAGGGCTACTCGCAGGTCGACCCGATCCTCGCCGACGCCAGCGGCAACGTGAATGCGTTCCGCCTGCGCCATGACGCGATGCACATGCAGGGCATGTCGCACGAGTTCGCGCAGACGCTGTTCTACGGCAACGCCGACCTCGTCCCCGAGGAGTTCACCGGCCTGTCGGCTCGCTACCCGGCTGGCGGCTCGTCGGCGCTCCGCACCGAGACGGCCGAGAACATCCTGGACGGTGGCAGCAACGACACCGACAACACGTCCATCTGGATCGTGTGCATGGACTCGGACATGCCGGGCGTGACGGGCATCTACCGCCCTGGCTCGCAGGCCGGCCTCAAGATGACGAACAAGGGCCTGCAGACGGTGTCCGTCGGCAGCGGTGGCGAGTTCGCCGAACGCTACGTGACGCACTACCGCTGGTCGTGCGGCATCGCGGTCCCGGACTGGCGTAAGAACGTCCGCATCGCCAACATCGAGGTCAGCGACCTGACCAAGAACGCGGCGACTGGCGCGGACCTCCTGGACCTCATCATGCAGGGCCTGGAACTGCTTCCGTCCGGCTCGCAGTCGAGCGCAGTCATCCTGGGCAACCGAACGGTCTCGTCGTTCCTGCGCCGTCAGTCGCGCAACGCGATCGCCTCTTCGACCCTGGGCTACGAGACGGTCGCCGGCAAGCCGGTCCTCACCGTCGGCGGCACTCCCTTCCTGCGTTGCGACGCACTCACCAACGCCGAGTCGGCGGTTCCCTTCTCCTGATCCTGAGGACACGACAATGGGCATGATGGACAAGCTTCTGGAGTTCGGTGACGCTGCGGCGGCTGCGGCCACGGCGGGCACTGCGCTCGTTCTCCCCAACCAGATCGACACGTCGCTGACGGTCCCGGACCTCGGCAACGGCGAACCGATCTGGTTCGTGTGCAGCGTCTCCACCGCGATCGTCGCGGCTGGCGCTGGCACGCTGGAGGTGCAGCTGGTGTCGGACAGCACTGACACGATCGCCACCGACACATCGGTGACGTATCACCTCCGCTCGCCTTCGATCACCACGGCGAACAACTCTACCAGCAACCCGGCTGGCAAGGTGCTGTTCGCTGCTCCGCTGCCGCTGACGGCTGCCACCGGCTCGGCCCTTGGCCTTGGCGGTGAGCGGTATCTCGGCGCTCGCCTTCTGGCGACCACGCAGAACATCAGCTCTGGCAACGTGGATTGCTACCTGACGACTGACCCGGCGAAGTACCGCGCCTACGCCAACGCGATCTGACCCCTGACGGAGACGTAGAGATATGCACGACTCACTTTTGCAAATGGCAAGCAATGCTTCGGTGGTCAAGGCGAGCCTGAACGACTTCACGTTCGTCCCGACCATCGCTGCGTATCTCTACATCTCCGATGGCATCCCAATCGCGGATCTTGGCGGCGTGGCGGTTGGCCACGAAGGCGTGACGTTGCATATCACCTGCACGGAAGATTTTGCCGAGGCGGTTGGAGCGGTTGAGGTGGAATGGAGACTGGTTAGCGTCGCCAGCTCCGACCCAGCCGTGCTGTCACTGGAGATCGCTGGGCTAACGTACAACATCCACTGGTCAAGCGGCATAACTGCTGCTGCGACATACGTTCGCGGTCGCAGGATCGCAACTGTCCCGCTTTCTCCTACACGCAGCTACAAGCCGTTCCTGTACTTGCTTGGCTACTTCAAGGACGCCGGTTCCCCCATGGACGGCTTGACCGCTGGCAAGATCAGCGCCCGTTTGTGCGGCACTCCCGAAACCGGAGCGTTCACCCACTTCCCCAACGCCATCTGATACCGAGGTAGCAACTCATGGTCAAAGTCATCGTCCGTCCCGGCCACATGGCCTACATCCACAACGTCCGCTGGCGCGAGGGCGAGCTAGTCGACGTGGAAGTCAAGAACGGCAAGATGCCCAAGTGGGCCATGCCGGCTGACACGAAGGAAGCCAAGGCGGCCGTCGAGCAGATCAAGGCTCGGACGAAGGAGCGGCAGCACAAGTCCTACGCCCCCAGCTCGCTGGTCGAGAAGAACACGCCCATCGCCGAGTGACAGTAGGGCCGAGCCGGCCGGCCATTCTTGCCCGGCTGTGAGCTTCGCCCATGACGGTAGAGGTCTACAGCAGCCCCGGCACCAGCGCCTACCAGTCGACGCGATACAGCGCGACGGTGAACGGATCGACCGCTTACGTCTACGGCTACTCGGACACGGCCGTGATGCCGACGCTCGCGTGGACGGCCGGCGCGACTATCGCCCCTGCGTGGTTCCAGTTCGGGGCTGACGAGACGGCTACGGTGGCGATTACGCGCCTTGCCGGTGCGATCACCTCGGCCGTCGTCTACCCGAAGGACAAGGGCGTCACGCAGTCGATCGCGGGCGGCGTCCTGACGCTGCGTGTCCCGGCGAACGTTCGCCTGTGGGTGGAGTGCAACGGCGACCGCGTGCCGCTCATCATCCAGTCGCGGCCCCTCAAGCCCGCCCTGCCGTCGCCGCGCACGGACTGGACGACGCTGACGCGCACGGTGTCGAGCATCAACACGGGCACGAACACGATCACCTGTAGCGCATCGCACGGCTACACGGCTGGGCAGCGCGTGGTGCTGGCCACCACCGGAACGCTCCCGGCCGTCACTGGCGTGGCGCTCAAGGCGACCGAGGTCTACTACGTGCTCTCGCCGTCCGGCAGCGACCTCAAGCTCGCGCGCACGTCGGGCGGCACCGAGATCGACTTCACGAGCGCCGGCACCGGCACGTTGACGATGCGGACGGCCCAGTGGACCGACGCCGCCACGGCCCTCTACTTCCCGCCGGGCGTCCACGTCACGGGACGCAACTTCCGGCTGGGCAACGGTGCCAACCTCTACTTGGACGGCGGCGCTGTGCTCATCGGCTCCTTCGAAGTCAAGGACACGCCGAGTTGGTCACTGCGTGGAGCTGGGCAAGTGTTCGCGACCTACGCGACGTGGAGTGAGGTGTTCCCGTTGTCGTTCGAGGAGAAGATCAACTACGCCGTAATCAACGGCTACGGCAACCTCTTCGAGTTCACGGCCAGTCCTGTCAGCGGGATCATGTTCGCCGCGTGGCCGTTCTACTTCACGTTCGAGGGCGTGACGGATTTCGAGTACTGCCTCGGCATCTGCCCGTGGAACTACAACACGGACGGATACGACTGCTCGGCGCGGCTCGGCGGTGCCACCTCCATCATCCGTCACAGCTTCATGCTCTGCGGCGACGACGGTTTGCGGCTGGAGTCGAACGGCTTCAACCTCACCGCGACCGACGTGTTCGTCGTCAACAGCAACGGGGCATCCGTGCTGCTTGGGTACTGGGGCGAGCCCAAGCTCGGCAAGACGCAGTCTATGGTCGACTGCGACACGATCCGCTTGCAGCCAAGCGACTTGGTTACGGGCGTGGCGCTGGGCGGGCAAGCCGTCATCAAGCTGTGGAACGACAACAGCGCAAGCGAGGCGGATGCTGGGTGGGGGCGCTTCAACGTCGTCATCGACGGCCTGAGCGTGTGGGGGCCGTTCGACAACATGTTCGCGAGCATCGAGAACAACCTCTACCCGTTCGGCGACGACCTCATTCGCGACGGCCTAGGCGACGTGAGCAACATCACGATCCGCAACGTGTTCATCGAGGACACGCCGGGCCAGCTGTCGCGTATCTACGGCACGAACTGGGCCAACACGCCGCACGACATCCAGTTCTCCGGGTGCGAGATCGAAGGAGTGAAGCTGACGGCGGCCAACTTCTTCAGCTACTTCGACACGAACGCCTACCCCTACAACATCACCGTCGAGGGCCATCCCGTGGTAACCGCAGTCGACATCAGCAACACGGCGCTTGACCTCATCGGCCACGCCAAGCGCATCACCGAGCTGGCTCCTCCCGATGGCAGTGCCGAGGCCGCCGTCTGCGCCGAGCACTACACCGATTGCGTCAATGAGCTGCTGGACTCGCACGACTGGAACTTCGCCACCGTCAAGCGGGCACTGGTGGCCGTGGACGAGTCGGACGACCCGGCGTGGGACTACTGCTACGAGCTTCCGGCGGGCCTGCTGCGCGTCATCAGCATCATCCCGGCCGACGCCACGGACAACCACTACACGGCGACGGCTGCGGTTCCGGTGGACTACGAGATCCACGCCGACAGCGACGACGTGGTTCGCATCTACACGGATTTGGAGGACGCCTGGATTCGGTTCGTGAAGTACGTGACCAACCCCGGCCTGTTCTCGCCGACGTTCCTGGAAGCGTTGCAGTGGAAGCTGGCGAGCCGTATCGCTGGGCCGATCATCAAGG